GACCTGAGAAAACAGGCGGTCATGATTGATGGGAAGATGACCACGAAGAAAGCCAAGGCTCTCCGAGAACAGGCCATTGAGGAAATGCGGCAGGGGCGTAAGCGGTATCTGTTCGCCACTTACTCTCTGGCAAAGGAGGGCTTGGATATTCCTCGGCTCGACCGTCTGTACCTGACTACACCGCAGAAAGATTATGCTGTGATAACTCAGAGCATTGGTCGTATCGCTCGTACCTTCGAGGGAAAGGGCGAACCCATCGCCTATGACTATGTGGACGATGGTATCCAGTACCTCGTGCGAAGCTACAAAAAGCGGTGTACCACCTACCGGAAAGCGGGGTGCAAGTTCATTGACGGAGAGAACTGATATAAAGGTTCTCGTTGCCTGCGAGGAAAGTCAAGCTGTCTGTATTGCGTTTCGGCGTTTGGGGTATGAAGCCTACTCCTGTGACATTCAGGAGTGTTCAGGTGGACACCCGGAATGGCACATTAAAGTGGACGCTCTACTGTTACTCGGACGGTATCTGGTTTTCAAAACCGAAGACGGAAAAGCTCATTATGTTGAGCGGTGGGATTTGATAATTGCTCACCCGCCTTGCACTTTCATGAGTAATGCGGGAGCGTGTCGAATGTATCCTCGTAAGGGTCAAATTGATAAAGCTCGATTCCAAAAGGCGATGGAAGCCAAAGCGTTTTTCCTTCGATTTCTAAATGCTGACTGTGATCGAGTGGCTATTGAGAACCCCCGCCCTCTCAAAATCGTTGAATTGCCAAAAGAAGATCAGCGAATACAGCCCTATCAATTTGGCGACCCGTGGAGTAAACTCACCTATCTTTGGCTGAAAAATCTTCCGCCGTTGGTTTACACCAATGTTCTTGCAGAATGGAAGCCCTTTGTTCCTGCTGGAACAGGCCGTAAGGCGGGGGGGGACAGCTACGGGGCAAGGATACCTCACAATTCCAAAGCCCGTTCAAAAACATTCCCCGGTATTGCGGACGCTATGGCGCAACAATGGGGCGCAGTATTAGGAGGTGATACCGCTGAACCTTGAACCTTTCATTTTCGACTGCGAGGTGTTTGCCTACGATTGGCTTTTTGTCTTCAAGAATAAGGTCACGGGGGAATACACCGAGATTTGGAATGACAATGAAGCGGTCGAACAGTTCATGACCCAAGAACCCCTGTTGGCAGGGTTCAACAATAAGCACTATGACCAATTCATTCTGAAAGCGGTTCTCTCAGGTTTCACGCCGGAGGAAATCAAGGCAGTCAACGATTTCATTATCGTTGGTGGTCACGAGGGCTGGGAGTACGCCCCTCTCCGTGACTGCGGGATTTTCTTCGATCAATATGACCTGATGGACGATTGCCAGATGGGGTTGTCCTTGAAAGCAATCGAAGCGCACCTCGGAATGGACATTCGTGAAACCACCGTTCCGTTTAACATCGACCGCCCTCTGACTGAGGACGAGAAGCAAGAGGTCGAGTTCTACTGCCGACACGATGTTGACGCAACCGACAGGCTGGACGATCTTCGTCAAGGCTATCTGTCCAGTAAGCTCACGCTGGGTCGTGAAAAGGGGCTGTATCCTGCAAAAGCCCTCTACATGACCAACGCCAAGCTGACCGCTGCTTACCTTGACGCAGAGCAGAAACCGCACTATGACGAGCGGGAATACCAGTATCCGCCGAAGCTGCTTCGTCAGTACATTCCGCAGGAAGTGTTCGACTTTTTCGAACGGCTGAAGGACAAGAGTATTCCTGACGAAGTGGTGTTCAAGGAAAAACTCGATCTGATGGTAGGCGGCTGTCCTTGCACCATCGCCTACGGCGGTATTCACGGGGCTATCCCGTGTTACCGAGAGGAAGCCACGGAAACCCGCTCTATCCGCAACAAAGATGTTGCAAGCTACTACCCGCACCAGATGACCTTGAACGGTTATTGTAGCCGAAATATTCCCTCCCCCGATGTGTATGCCGCCACCATTGAGCGGCGTGTTAAGGCAAAGAGGGCTGGCGATAAGGCTACGGCAAACGCTTTGAAGCTGGTGCTGAACACCACCTACGGCGCTATGTTGAACCGCTACAATGACCTGTATGACCCGCTCATGGGGCGCTCGGTCTGTATCTCAGGCCAGTTGCAGTTGCTCGAAATGGCGGAACATCTTGTTCAGGACTGCCCCACCTTGAAGATCATTCAGCTCAACACTGATGGTATCATGGTCAGCCTTGATGACTGCGATGTGCCTGTGTATCAGGAAATTACGCAGGAGTGGCAGGACAGAACCGGCTTTGAGTTGGAGGAAGACCTTATCAAGATGATCTGTCAGAAAGATGTAAACAATTATGTCGAGGTTCCTTTCGAGGGCGATCCCAAAATCAAGGGTGGCGTTCTCGTTCGTGGGATTGCCCCGGCAGGAGCGTTCAACATTAACAACAACGCTTGTGTGGTCGCCAAGGCGGTCAAAGATTATCTGGCCTACGGTATCCCGGTCGAAGATACCATTATGAGCTGCGACCGCCTGCTGGACTTCCAGTTGGTCGCCAAGGCCGGGAGCAAGTATGGTGACGCTCTCCATGAGGTAGACGGTCAGATGGAGGTCGTACAGAAGGTCAACCGGGTATATGCCACGGAAGATCATCGGTGCGGAACCCTCTACAAAATCCACCTCGGCACTGGCAATCCCGTCAAGATTGCTGGACTCCCCGCAAAATGTGTCGTAGACAACGACAATCACCTGACGATTGATGTGGTTGACCGTGACTGGTATATCCGGCTGGCACGGCGCTATGTCCGAGATTTTCTCGGTGAGAAGCCGCCCAAGCGGAATACCCGCAGAGTCAATTCCATCAAGAAAAAATTATTAGAAATGTTGGAGGTATAAATATGGCTACTACCAAGAAACCCGCTGAGAGTGCGGCGGTGGATTATTCCACCATGAATGTGTTCCAGAAGTTACAGCTTGCCCGTGTGCGCTTCCTCGAAGCTGGTGTGGATAAGAGCGGCAAGCACATGAAGCTCGAATATAAGTATTTCGAGTTGGCGGACATTGTTCCCAAGGCCGAGCAGATTTTCCTTGAAATCGGCCTGATGATGGTTCCGTCCATGTACGGCGACAAGGCGACCGCTCGTGTCTACAATGTCAATGACAGTGAGGACTACATTGATTTTGTTGCACCGTACACCCCCATCGCCCCCATCGTGTCCAATGCTGGCAATCAGGTCACAAACGAAATGCAGGCAACCGGCAGCTCCATCACCTACATTCGCCGCTACTTGTGGCAGCTCGTTTTGGACATTGTGGAGCATGACAGTATCGACAGCGGTGAGTTTGACATGACCCCCTCACCCGCTCCCGCCGTCACCAAGAAGCCCCCTGTGACCACTGAACAGCGTCAGGAGATCAAGAAGGAATTGACCGGCGCTCCTGCTGGTGCTGCCACTGAGGAACAGGTCAGTACGCTGAAAAGCCTGCTGAAAAAGCTCATGGATATTGACGCAGAACAGGAACAGTTCGTGCAGACCATCGCCATGAAGACCGAAGGTTTCTCCAAGATCGAAGCCGACAAGTGTGACGCTCTGATCGAGGGCGTGAACAATATGCTGGCTGGCTACGAAATGAAAGCGGCGAAGGAGGGCTAAGGCATGATTGAAATTGATTGCCGTAAGTGCGTCAATGCAGACTTGGAAGCGGATTGCTGTAAGCTCTACGGTAACAACCCTGATACTGCCGTTCGGGAATGTGCCGCTGACGAATTTGTGAATTATAAGGAGGTAAACAAAAATGGAATGGCTTGACGGCAACAAAATCCAGATTATCCCTCCCAAGCGTCCGAAGAAGCTGACCGGCACTCGCTTTGCTACTATCCTCGGTCTGAACCCGTGGTCTACACCGTTCGAGATTTGGTGTGAAGTGACCCGCACCTATCAGAAGCCGTTCGAGGATACGATCTACACCATCGCTGGTAAGACCATCGAGCCTAAGCAGGCTGAGTACATGAAGCAGACCTACTTCATGAGCAATCTGGTCACACCGACCGACATTTGGGGCAAAGACTACTTCCGTCAGACCTACGGTGACTTCTTTAGGGAAAGCCCCGTTCTCGGCGGTATGTGGGATTACTTGCTCTATGGCAAAGATGGTAAGCCCACCACCGTCCTCGAAATGAAGACCTCCAAGCGTGTCGAGGACTGGAAAGACGATATTCCTGAGTATTACGCTTTGCAGGCGGCGTTGTACGCTTACCTTCTCGGCGTGGACGAAGTTATCATGGTCGCTTCCTTCCTCGAACCCAAGGACTACGATGACCCTGAGAAGTTCGTGTGCAGCGGTGAGAACACCATTACCCGTCCCTTCAAGGTGTCCGAGCGGTATCCCGACTTCGAGAAGAAGTATGTAAAGCCTGCCCTGAAATGGTGGAAGGACTATGTGGAGAGCGGCATTTCTCCCGTCTTTGACGAGCGCAAGGATGCTGAAATCCTGAAAGCCCTCCGCACCAACAACCTGTCTCCTGAAACGGACATGGCGGCGTTGGTCAAGGAAGCCGAAGACCTGAAAGCCAAGCTGGACGCTCACGCTGCTGAGGTGACTGAGGACGAGAAGCGGTACAAGGTCTTGACCGACATGATTAAGAAAGCCGCAATCGCTCAGTTCCGTGACGGTGACAAGAAAGTGTCTATCGCTGGCTCTGCCTATAATTGGGAAGTCAGCCGTACTTCCACCACGAAGATCGACAAGGACGCTATGAAAGCGGACGGTATTCTGGCGAAGTACACGACCACCGAGGACAGCTACCGCATTTCCCCGAAAGCCTTGAAAGAAGGTGCGTGAAATGGCGCAGAGTATGCAGAGATTGAGCAAAGATGATTTGCTCAAACTTCTCGACCAGTATGCCGATGACGATTTTGTTGGGGTTTTGTTCACAGCCGCTCGTGATATTCACTCTGACCAGTCCACCATCTTCGTATTCTATGACAAAGTAACGGAGGTTTAATTATGAAATTTTCCAAGTTCGTGAAGTCCCTCGCCCCTGATGGCGGCGCTATCTACGAGTACATGGACGAACGCTGGCTTGCTTCCCCGTCCGTACTTATGCTCATTCCCGATGGTATCCGCAGCGTGACCGGGTACAGCAACGAGAAAATGCCTGACGGCATTGGTCGCCTGATTTCTCAGGTCGGTTGCACCGAGTACGCCACGCTGGTCAAGGCAATCATGCCTGAGCCGGACGGCGCAATCAAGGATTGTGTCCGTATCTTCGCCACGCAGGATAGCACCATGACCCTTCCCATCACCAATGATGATTGGTCGCTGATCGAGAAGTCTGACTTCTGCGAAATTCTGTACGCTTACGATCTGGAAAGCGACAAGAGCGTACCGAAAGCCCTGCTGGTCAAGCAGTACGCCAAGTACCCCGATGATGAAGACCAGTTGGTTGGTATCATCTTCCCCTGCGAGTACACAGAACAGCTCAATTTCTACACCATGAAGGAGGACAAAAACAATGGCTAAAATCGGACTCACCGAGGGTTTCACCCTCATTCCCGAAGGTACTCATGTCTTTCAGATTACCGATGTGAAGTACAAGGAGGACTTCGGCAAGCTGGAAGTCTATATGCAGACGCAGACCGGCAGTAAACACATCGAGCGCTTCTCTCTGCTGAAATCCGATGGCTCTCCCAACGAGGGTGCATACAACGCTTTCAGCTACTTCGCTAAGACCGCCCTCGGTAACTTCGACCTGACCGAGATCGACCACACCGACCTGATTGGTCACTTCATCGAGTGCGATGTGGAACATGATGTTCAGGAGAACAAGAAGAAGCCCGGACAGAACATTACCTTCGTCCGTTTGGCTGATAAACGCCCCTCTGAGGGCTGGGGCGGCTCCAACAATACGGTTGCTACCCCCGCTGCTAAAACCACTCCTACGGCTTCTCAGGCCGCTCCTAAGACCCCGTTGGATTTGGCAGCTCTCCTTGGCTGATACCGAGTGCGAGGGAGGGCTAATTTAAAAGGCTCTCCCTCGCCAATGGTATGTTGAAAACTATGTTGAAAGTGAGGATAAGCTACAATGGCAGAAGCCTATATTTGTTCACTCTCCAAGGTTCAGCGTCATGCTGAAATCTGCAAAGAGATCAACAATCTCTATGAGCGCAAGAACCATGACTACGGTGACAGCTTTCACCAGACCTTCGTTGAAGAAGGAATGGCGATGGCTCGTATCCGGTTAGGAGATAAGTTCAGCCGCTTTAAGACCCTCTCCCGTAGCGGTGAGCAGAAGGTCAATGACGAGTCTATCCGTGACACCCTGATTGACCTCGCCAACTACGCCATTATGACGGTGCTGGAAATGGAGGTAGTGGAAGATGTTGCAGATTAAAACCATTCGGAACCGTCTGGACAATCCCACCCTCTTTGACGATGAAGTAAATGCGGCTCTGCGTGATGGGTGGACTCTGAAAAAGAGAACCGTTATACGGCCTATCGGCCAGTCCGAGTCCGTCTATATGCACACGATGTTGTATGCAGAGTTGGAGAAGGAGGTCGCTGACGATGACGCTGAATGATTATCAGAAAGCTGCCGAGCGTACCTCCGGCAACCTGACTTCGTGGGATAAGGTTCGCAACGGCTGTTACGGTCTGAACGGCGAAGCCGGAGAGTGCATTGACATTCTGAAAAAGACCGAGTTTCAGGGTCATGCTTTCGACCCGATGAAGATGGTTGACGAGTTGGGCGATGTTCTCTGGTATGTCGCACAGTTGGCGACCGGCTTGGGTGTGACCCTCGAATATGTGGCACAGCACAATGTCGATAAGCTGCTGGCTCGTTACCCTGACGGGTTCGACAGCGAAAAGAGTATCCATAGAAAGGAGTACGAAAATGCCTGACTGCTTCTCCAAGTCCGAAGTGACTGATTTCATGAACTTCATGAAGCTGCCTGACGGAACCTCTGTTGTTTCCGATGACATGATGGAGTACCTGATGGCTTACGGCTTCTTCACCGCCCCTGCTTCCACCAAGTACCACGGCAATTACGAGGGCGGTCTTCTGAACCACTCCCGCATGGTCACGGAGTACCTTCTGGCGCTCACTCAGGCCAATCACCTGATCTGGCGCAAGGCTCGTTCTCCCTTAATCGTGGGTATGTTCCATGACCTGTGCAAGATCGACCAATACCGCCACCCGGTAACAGGCCACATTGAAGAATTTAATGGTGGTTGTACGCCAATCTATGACGAACAGGCGTGGGAGTACAACCCCGACACCCTTCTGAAAGGTCATGGTGATAAGTCTGTCATGCTTCTCTCTCAGTTCTACACGCTGACTGATGAAGAAATTATGTGTATTCGCTACCACATGGGCGCTTTCACCGACAAGTCCGAGTGGAATGACTACACCAGAGCAGTCAGCCAGTACCCGAATGTGCTGTGGACACACCAAGCCGATATGCTGGCAAGCCATGTTGCGGGGGTGTGAAGTATGTATATTCCAACAGTTTCTTTCGATTTCGATGGTGTAATTCATTCCTACCGAAGCGGGTGGAAGGGTGCCGCTGTTATTCCCGACCCTCCCGTAGAAGGGATTAAAGAGGTCATTGAACAACTCATAAGCGATGGTTTATGTGTGGTCATCTGTTCTTCTCGTGCGGAGTCCTTTGAAGGACAGGCGGCGATTACTGAATGGCTGAAACACTACGGGTTCCCGATGGTGCAAATTCAAGCGAGAAAAGTTCCCTCCATCGTTCATGTCGATGACCGTACAATCTGTTTCGATGGCAGAGCAAATAACCTCTATGAACAGATTATCAACTTCAAACCTTGGTATGAAAGGGAGTCTGAAAGTGAAAATCATTGAACCTTCTGTGGAGCTTATCAACGCTCCCAATTATAAGACCCTTCTGACCACCATCGAAGCCGCAGGGCGCACTTGCTATAAGTCCGAGGACAAAATCACGGACGGAAGCGCAGAGAAGTTCGTCCGGGGCATTATCAAGCGGGGTCACGAAGCGGTCATTGAGCATGGCTCTCTCACCGTCCGCTTTATCTGTGACCGGGGTGTGAGCCACGAGATCGTCCGTCACCGTCTGGCGGCGTTCTGTCAGGAGTCCACTCGGTACTGCAATTACGGCAAAGAGGGCTTCGGCGGCGAGATCACCGTCATTCGCCCCTCGACCTTCGCCAAGACCGACTCGACCTACCACATCTGGAAGCGGTCGTGTGAACACGCTGAGGTCGCCTACTTTGATCTGCTGAACGAGGGTTGCACCCCGCAGGAAGCTCGATCTGTCCTTCCGAACAGTTTGAAAACCGAGGTGGTCATGACCGCTGATCTCAGAGAATGGCGGTATTTCTGCCGTATGCGCTGTCCCGTAGCGGCTCACCCCGATATGCGGGTCGTTGCCAATATGCTCCTGACCCTGCTGAAACAGACCTATCCCGTCTTCTTCGAGGACATTGAGGTATGAGAATTAAGAAAGCTGGCGGCAAGGTGTTCGGTGCGGTCTTAACTGCCGCCGAGAGAAAAGCGATGGACATGGAAATCAATCGTCAGATCGTGGAAGCCGACAGGCGCTACGCCGATGACATTGACGCTATGGTGCTTTACACCCTCCATGTTCACCTCGGCTTCGGCAAGAAGCGCCTACGGAAGTTCTATGACGCTTTCTCTGCCGAGCATGACCGCCTTATCCAGTATTATCAAATGCCGGACGATTACACATGGCTCTGCAAAGAGATGTTGAAGCGTATCGGCGTTGATGTTGAAGCATGGAACAAAGAAAGGAAAGAACCCGATGAAACTGAAAAGCATTGACGGCAAGGTGCCGTATATCATGGCTGCTGGAAAGGACTTCGTGAAAGATGAAATGTCGCTGGCGGCGGCAGAGCAGATTTGTTCCCGTGGAACGCAGACCGCCAGCAAGCTCTTTCCCGATTTCCCCATCTGCGTAGATGACAAGTTCTATTTTGCTGGAACCTCGACAAAGCCCAAGTCCAGCAAGGCTAAGACCCCTTGCGAGGGCTGAGATTTTCGATCTTCCTGTGGCTCGTCACCGTTATCGCTGTCCTCTGTCTGAAATTACCCACGGTTGAGGTTGAAGAACCTTCTCCCGTTGTCGAGGTGGTAGAGGTAGTCACCCCGGAGCCAGAGCCGGAGGTGACACCTCAGCCGTGGACAGACGAGGAAGTGATTGTACTGGCGAAAATGCTATGGGGAGAAGCCAGAGGGGTCAGCTCTGACGCTGAGAAAGCTGCTTGTGTGTGGTGTGCGCTCAACCGTGTCGATCATGGCTACGGCGATATTATAACGGTCGTGACTACACCCAAACAATTTGTAGGGTACAACGAGGAAAACCCGGTCGATGATGGTTTGATTACTCTTTGTATAGATGTACTGACCCGCTGGTATACAGAGAGAGAAGGTCAGGTTGAGGTCGGTCGTGTCCTCCCTGCGGATTACCTGTGGTTCTCTGGTGATGGCGAGAGAAACCACTTCCGCAACGCCTACCGTGGCGGTGATAGATGGGACTGGTCTTTACCGAGTCCGTATGAAAGCTGAGGTAAGCCTATGAGCTATTTGAATATACCCGCTGAACTCCGAGCGGAAAAGGCATGGGTCAATGTATGGGAAGGGTCAAAGGTTCCCATGCAGGCCACCGTGAGAAAGGCGGCTTCTTCCTCTAATCCTGATACATGGTCAAATTACATTGACGCTGAACACAATGTCCAACACGGCTACTATGACGGTCTTGGCTATGTATTTCACGGCAACGGGATAATCGGTATCGACATTGACGATGGCTTTACTGATGGGCTTCTAAACTCGCTGGCGGCTGACATTATCGGTCATTGTCAGTCCTACACGGAAAAGTCCAGAAGCGGGAGAGGGGTTCACATTCTCGTTCGTGGTGAGCTGCCCTTCAAGGGCAAGAACAACCGTGCCGCCGTGGAGATTTACAAGAGCAATCGGTACTTCATCATGACCGGCGAGGTTTTGATCTTCTCCGAGATCGTTGAAAACCAGTCAGCGATTGACTATGTGATTGAGAAGTATTTTCCCGACACGCCAAAGGAAAGTAGCTCAGGTACGGTCGCCCCTCAGCGTATCTATTCTCCCATCTATCGCCGCCCTGAAAACGGCAAGCTGCATTTGAAGCCTGAATACCCGCCTATCACACCGGGAAGTCGGAACCTCAGCCTGACTTCTCTGGCGGGTCAGCTCCATAACCAAGGATACACCAAAGCAGAGATTTACAAAGAGCTGTTGTACGCCAATCAACAGGCTTGCAAGCCGCCGCTCCCTCAGTCCGAGGTCGAGTTGATTGTTAACAGCGTGACCAGATACAGGAGGTAATTATGAAACCTTATCAGCGTGGCGATGTTGTTGTCATTGATGTTCCCATGCTTGCTAACAGTCATATTCAGGCCGGTAAGCGTCCGTGGGTGGTTGTGCAAAACAATGTCGGCAATCAGTTTTCTTCCACCAGCATTGTCGTTCCCCTGACCACTAAAATCAAGCGGCTGGAATTGCCGACCCATGTGGCTGTCACTTGGGGTTCTTTACAGCCGAGCATGGTTGAGTGTGAACAGGTGCGTGTCGTAGATGTGTCCGATGACTGGGAGTACATCTGCACCCTGCCGCCTGAGATCATGCGTCATGTGGACACCGCTTTGAAGAACGCTTTCTTCTATGGGGAGGTGTAAATAATGACAAAACTCGAATATGACAGTTTGCAGATGGCGCTATCTGCCCTACTTGATAAAGAGCGTATATATCGCAAGCGTATAAGCGGTAGTGAACAAGATGGTTATAAGATGGGTGTCCGAGCTTGTAAAAGCGCACTTTCCAACTTTAATCCAAACAGAAAAGACAAGAAAGGTGAAATCCATGAGTGATGAAGTTATGACAGCTCCCGAAGAACAAGCTCTTTTCCAGCTCTCTAACGGTCGTTACATCATGGACGAAGCTCAGTCCCGTGTGATGTTTCAGATTAAGGAAGCACAGCCGGAGCATAGCCACCCGATCAGCGGCACGGGGTATTCGTGGGACGAGTCCGGCATGGCGGAGTTGTTCTCCGAGTGCTACAAGAATGATACCCGCTACTGCCCCGAAGCGAAAAGCTGGTTCACCTACTCCGAGGGAGCATGGCGTAAGGACACGGGTTCTCTGCTGGTAGCGGAAAAGATTAAAGAGTTCTGCCGCCTGATGGCTCTCTATTGCGGTGAGATCACCAATGAAGAACGCCGCACCGAGTACATGAAGTTCATCGTAAAGATGGGCGACCGGCGCTTCCGTGACCGGCTGATGAAGGACGCTGCCAGTGTGCTTCCTATCGCTTCGGCAGAGTTTGACGCAAACCCCTACCTTATCAACTGCAAGAACGGCACTTTCGACCTCGAAAAAATGGAGTTCCGGGAACATGACTGGAAAGACTTCTTGACTATGCAGACCAACTTCAACTATACCTTGCAGGACGCACGGTGTCGCCGCTGGGAGAAGTTCGTTGCAGAGGTTACTTGCAATGACGAAGACAAGGCTGACTATCTGCAAAAGGCGTTGGGGTACTCTATGCTGGGTATGGCGAACGAGGAATGTATGTTCATTCTTCATGGCAAGACCACTCGCAACGGCAAGTCCACCATGCTCTCGGCAATTCACCACCTTCTCGGTGATTATGCTTCCGTGTCCCCCGTGTCGATCATCTGCAAGGCAGAGCGCTCGAAGAACGCCGAAGCAGCGAACCCCATGCTGGCTTCCCTGAAAGGCAAACGGTTCGTCACAATGGCAGAGAGCAACCAGTATGGCAAGCTGGACGAGGAAACAATCAAGCAGCTCACGGGCGGCGAGGAAATCAAAGCCCGGAACCTCTATGAGACTGCTACAACCTTCCTGCCGCAGTTCACCCTTTGGCTCTCCTGCAACGATCTTCCCACCGTCAGCGATAAGTCCCTGTTCGCTTCCGACCGTGTGCGGGTCATTGAGTTCAACCGTCACTTCACCGAAGCGGAGCAGGACAAGAACCTGAAAAATGAGTTCCAGACGCAGGAAGCTATGCAGGGCATTTTCGCTTGGCTGGTCGCCGGGTACTTCAAGTACAAGAGGTTTGGCCTGAAAATGTCCCCCGCCATGCGGAAGGTAATCAACCAGTACGAGCGTGACAACGATCTGTGCTTGCAGTTCCTCGAAGAACGCTGTGAGCAGGCTGAGGGGGTCAACACCCGCTCGAAATCTCTGTTTGACGCATACAAGATTTGGTGCAAGTCCAACGGGTACTTTGCCTGTTCTGCCAAGCGGTTCAACGCCGACATGGAAACACACCCTGAGTGGCACGGCGGCAAGGTCGTGTATCAGGGCTACCCCGTCTACAAGAACCTCAGACTGAAAGGAGCGTCCTAATGAACCGTTCATGTAACTCTATCCTATGCCGCTTCGGTATCCACACAGCAGACCCGTATGTTCACATTCAGGTCAGGTGTCGGAATGGTTCTCACCGTTGGCAGAGCAATTATGAAGTCTGCAAGCGTTGTGGTAAGCGGCTGAGAAAAATCCGCATTACAAAGGAGCGTTCGTGATGAAGTGGAAAAGGATTAAGTGTTTCCTGACTGGCGGACACCGCCTGTACGATAAGAACCTTCAAACCATTCATAACACAAATGGGTATCACTTCATTAACTACTGCGTGAAGTGCGGTAAGGTGTTCGCTGCGTTCATGGCAGAAGCTGAACTGAATGGCCTGATCGACCGAGATATTGAGCAGTTCAGAAAGGAGAGATTGTATGATCGCAACGACTGAGGAACAACGCCTACTGGAAAAGTGGCAGAAGAAGCTATGTTTGCAGGAATGGCGCATAAAGCTCGTCACTCACCTTCGCCCCGAAGAAATGTCCGTCAGTAATGCGACTGGGTGTACGGATTGGTCGGAGTCCATCAAGACCGCTCGTATCGAGATCATCAACCCCGCCTGCTATGGCGACCGCATTGTACCGTTCAACTTTGAAAAGACATTGGTGCATGAGTTGTTGCACCTGAAATTCTCTTTCTGGTGTCAGGACGAGTACAGCGTAGCTGATAGGCTTATGCACCAGTACATTGACGATCTCGCAAGAGCTTTGACGGAAGGGGACAGCGATGATGAAGCCTGAATACTGTCCTGATTATGTGGGCGTTGCCTGCGTTGATGGCACTTGCCCTGTTGCCAACTGTGAAGAATACACTGAGCGGTGTATGCCTGTCATTTCATGTTGCCGGGACTGCTTCTATTATAAGGGCTGTGAAGACTGTGCAATCTCTGACGATTGTGACCGAATGGAGGATAAACATGAGTAAAAAGTGTGTATGCGGTAACGAAATGTTCACCGTCTTCATGTGTCGTAAGTGCGAACACCTTCTGTATGTTGAGGAAGACGAGAACTTTCCTCAGAAACTCGGAAAAATCGCCGCAAAATCCTGTCCCTGTTGCGGCGAACAGGAAGAAGGTCTGTGGAGACTTCTCGGCAGAGCGGAAGGGTTCGAGGGAACCGTGTTCACGGAGGAAAGCGATGAAGACTGAGAAAAAGAACCTCCGCCGTATTTCCATCGTAGTCACGGCACAGACCAAGGGCAACCTTGAACGGCTGGCGGCGGTCTGCGGCTACTCAGAGATCGGTCGGGTGGTTGACAAACTCACCCGTGAAAAGATGATCTCCCTTCACGATTTTGAAAGAAAGGAGAAGCACTATGAATGATGTAATGGAGCAAATCAAAACGCTTTCTGCCACCTTGGACGAGGAAACCACCCGCTTTCACCCTACCGGTAGATTGCTGTTGCTGGGTTCCTACGAGAGCGTATTTCTGAAAGCGGTCAAGCGCAAGGCTGACCTGTTGGGTATTGACTGTGACCTCACTCAATACCCCTGCCCTCCGTATAAGGCCGTGGTAGTGGACAGAGAAACCGTCCCGTCTGATATTAAGCTCACCGCCGAGGTTGACATTGACCACTCCTACTCACAGGGAATGTCCTCGGTGTCTCAGGCGACTTTGGCGCTTCTGCTGGCATTGGACTTGGTTCACGCTAAGGACATTACCATTGTAGGCCGGGGTCATGCCGTTCAGAACTTGGCAAAGTACCTCACCCTCGGTAACGCAACTGTGACGGTGGCGCACTCCAAAACCAAGAGTCTCTTGCAAGCCACGATGAACCGTGATGTGGTGATCTACGCCACGCCGACTATCACGAAGGACATTTCCTACAACACCCGTGATCTGGTCATCGACCTCGGCAACAGTGTTCCTCACCCTGACCGTTTTAACTGCCCCTATGTGAACAGGATTGGTCAACTCACCGTGAGCGTGTTGCTCAACCGCTTTGCGAGAAAGGAGCATAGAGCATGAGTGACATTTTGACAACCATCGTCGCCGTTGAATGGATTGTTGTAGGCTGTCTATTCCTCTGGCGACTGCGCCATTGGAACCGCCGCTTTTCGGAACTCTATGACGAGCTGCGAAAGGAGATCGACCGTGAATAAGGAAGACGCTCACATTGTCATAGCGATGGCAAATCATAACATGAATGTCACCGATGTTGCTCGTGCTATTTTCACACACAGAAACACGGTTCTCTATCACTTGAACAAGGTGAAGCAGCAGACCGGGTTAGATCCTCGGCGGTTCTATGATTTAGTCGAGCTGGTGAAGATGGCGCAGGAGGTGTTGGAAAATGGGTCTTGATATTACGGTCATGGAACGCAGAGATGTTCGTTGCCCTCATTGTGGTGAAGTTATCACCACGGTAGATGTTGCCAGCACCGACAGCGGTGGTCGGCTTTGGTACGACTTTCTGGAAAAACTCGGCTACTATGTTCCTTATGAGAAGCGAACCAAGGAGAACGACTGGTACGGCAAGGACATGGTTCTTGACAACGAGCAGGCAAAGCAACTCGCCGACTATGCCGTGAAAAAAGAGGTCTACAACTGGGACGGCGTGGAGTGGATTGTGACGGAAGCACTCGCCCACGGAAACAAGGTGGTCATCAACGCCAACTGGTAGTTAGGTGACAAAGGTGATAAAGGTGAGTGTTTTTGCAAAGACTTTTTTCAAATTGGCGTATTTTGAAAAATTGTTTTTCGTATTTTAGGTGAGTTAGGTGAGTAATCGGGCATAAATGCCTATAACTCTCTCTTATACGCGCGTATATAGAAATAGTTATAGGGAAATGCACCCGATTACTCACCTTTATCACCTTGGCGACTTTGAAAGGAGAAAACGACTATGGCAGATGAAATTGTGAAGAAACGCACTCGGCCTGATCGTAAGGAAGCCATGAGCGTCCATACAGAGCCGGGTGACAATAGAAAATATCTGGAACATTCGATGGTCATGTTGGATTGGCCTGATGTGAATGTGAGAGAACCTGAACAGGTCAAAGAGCGTATGGGAATGTACTTTGCCTTGTGCGCTCAGGACGATATGAAGCCCTCTGTTGCTGGTATGGCATTGGCTTTTGGAGTTGATAGAAAGACGATATGGGCATGGGCGAATGGAGTGGATAGTAAGACGCTACCCGCCGAGAGCCGTAACTTAATTAAAAAGGCGTATCAACTTTTGAACGCTCAGATGGAAAGTTATATGCAGAACGGGAAGATCAATCCGGTTGCCGGTATCTTCCTGATGAAGAACAACATGGGCTATGCGGATAAGCAGGAGGTCGTGTTGACACCCAACCAGCAGCTCGGAGACCAGGTTCCGGCTGAGGACTTGGAAAAGAAGTACCTTGAAGATGTGGTGGGTGCGTCCAGCGACTATGACCCGGAGGATTAAACATGGAAGAATGGTATGATGTTCTCGGTTATGAGGGGTTATACAAAATTACAGAAACGGGTAAAGTGAGAAATTGCAAGACTGGTACGCAACTTTCGGGCAATATCAACTCACACGGTTATGTGGTAGTTTCTCTCACTAAAAACGGCAAGAAGAAAGATTGCAAGCTCCACCGACTTTTAGCTATGACTTTTATCCCAAACCCCTACGACTATGATTGTGTCAACCACAAGGACGGGAATAAGCTCAACAACTCTATCGACAACCTTGAATGGTGTACTAAGGGATATAACAACCGTCATGCGAGAGAGGTATTACAGGTCAGTACCGCACCAAAGCCGGTATATCAATCGACTATGACGGGCGAGTTTGTTGCGCTGTGGGCGACTATCGGACAAGCTGCGAAATATGCGGGAGTAAGTACACCGTGTGTTGTCGATTGTTGCGAAGGTAGAGCTAATTCGGCTGGTGGATATTGTTGGGACTATGCCGGACAAACCGCTATCGACTTTCTGAAAGACTGGAAAAGGCGAACGACTTTGAAACAGATTTCAAAATTGGAGCAACAACTTTCAGAATTGCGCTCACGACTATAACGACTTTGACAGAGCTGCCGATCTCCCCACGGGGTCGGCGGCTTTTTCTCTCCTGGCGGATCGGCGGCGGGGTTCCACCAGGGCGGCCTGGGTGCTGCCGGGGTTCCGGCCTGATCGGGGCGGCGTTTTCGTCCTTTATAATGTATACATTTTCTTTTGAGTTTTCGGACGCTCAAAAGAAAACGCGAAAACATGATATTTTTTTCTGAAAACCTATTGACAAAACGCGATAACGCGTTATAATAAAGGCAGAAACGCGAAAACGCGATATTTGAAAGGGGTTTTTACAATGACAGTTAAACAGCTATTAGAAAAAACTTGTGCTGCCGTTTCTATCGTAGACGGGCCGCACAGATACCCGGTTTCCGTTTGGGGCTTGCTTTATGACGCTTTCGGGGATTGCGTTATTAACGACATTCAGCCTAGCGCAGACGGGAGCGAATTAGAAATCACGCTGAAAACACAGCTTGTACGGGAATAAGAAAGGGGCTTGCATCATGGGAAATATTGAAAAGCTGTATCAAAGCATTGAAAGTGAAAAGCAGCGTTCTGCATGGGATAAAGGGGTAACACAATATGCCCTCGAAATGGTGGAACAGTTGAATGAACAGATCAACGGCGGCTATTTTGAAGAATTGGATTTAACAGAGTCTAAAAAAGTCCGGGCTGCGCTGCTGAATGGGGCGGCGGATTGGAGTCAATACAGTTGGGGCGGCTGTTCTTTGATCTATGATAGCGATATAGCGGAAAGGCTTTGTTGTCCGTCAGAATTGAAGAAAACCCGCAACGGGGAACGCCGCCCCAATAGCCGGGAAGAATGGTTAGATGTGCAAGCAAGGGCGCTATTTCAGGCCGCAAACAGAGTTTGCCGCCATATTAGAACGCTTGAAAAATCCGGGGCTATTTCCTATGTCATACCGTTTTGAAAGGGGTTTGCATTATGAAAATTTATGATCTGCCTGTTATGGGTTATGAACGGGCAAAAAGTTTTTACGGAAAGGCAAAAATCATTGAAACGGACAACGGCGAAAAAGTTTTACAGTCCTACCATACTTTTGTTTGCCGTATCACGGCGGCGGGGCGGTTCGTTCGTATGTGGGGCGGTTATTCTGCTACTACAATGCGCCATGTAAATAGTTTTCTTTCATTCTATGATATGAACGGCGGCGGGAAATCGTGGTGGGATATGCAGCCGGTAGAAACGGAAAAGCCGAAAGCGGCGGATATGACCCCCGCCGAAAGTTTGAAAGCCATGTATAACCGCCGTGCGGCTAACAGCATGAATTATTAAAAGGGGTGTATTAAATGAAATTCAAGACAACACAAAAGGCAATCCGGGCGAATTACAATAAAATTATTTGCGTTCCCTATTGCAGATTGCAAACCCTTTTGAATTATGAAAACCCCGTTGCGTACACGGTAAGCCGTGAGGGGTGGGCGGCTGATATTTACGATATGGGCGGCGGAGTTGCCATTGTAACAGGATATGCCCCATTCGGAAATATTCGCCCCATATATGAACAGGTGAAAGCCGTGGAAGAACAGGCCGAAAAAATCCGCTATGATTATAGCCTTTCCTATGAGCAGCAGCGGGAAAGCCTGAAAAGCCTTGCAAGGGATTTTATAAAGGGGGTTTGCAATCATGAATAAGCGGGAATATTGCGAAAGCCGGGAAAGTATCGCCTATTATAGCGGCTTGAATGGCCTTGAAATCAAAGGCATTGAATACGGCATTGACGATTATATTTACTGTATTTCCGGGGCATGGGGCGGCGGTAAAGCGTTCCACCGTTGCAAGATACAGTATACTCGGAGCGGGGCGGCATTTTTCCGGGTGCATGGGTATAAAATTCCGCTTGATGAATGCATTAGAATGGGGGTTTAATTATGAAATATTGGCAATTCGTGAATTGGGAACCCGCGCCGCTTGAAAGCGCGTTAAAATCCCGTGTTGCCGTTGCTATTACGGCATACGAAAACGGCGATAAAAACGCCATAAAGGAATATTACAGGCAATCCGCAACAGTGGAAACACTGAAAAACCCCGTTGTTAAAATTGGCGGATGGGCATTTTCCTTGCGTGAGTTTTGCCGGGTGTATTGGGTGAAAGTCCGCCATTATGGAATTATGGAGCTATACGCACCGAATAAGTCCGCCATTTATACCGTATTAGGGCGGTATCATGTTCTAAAAATTGTGGAAGCGGAATAAGGGCGGGTGAAAGCGTGTATATTATTCTTCTGCTGCTTCTGCTGCCGGTGCAAATCCTGATTGAAATTTTACGGTTAAATAGATAATAGGGGGTAAGGTTATGACATACGCAGACGCAATTAAAGCCGGATATAAGACAGCCGACATTAAATATCAGCGCGGATATATCAGCCGCCGGGCTAATCCTGACGCGCAGCCGGTACGGGTTGCCGGTGGCAATCGTAAGGGCCAATTATATGTATTGCTGCCTTGCTATTGCAGTACCCAATATTGCATCCGGCAATATCTTTACAAATGATCTTTCAGGCAACAGGCCGCCCCGGAATAACACCGGGGCGGCTGTTTTTTTGCTTTTGGGCCTGGCCGGGGCGGCGTGAGTAGGTGACGGGGGCGGGGGATATAGGCGCAGCGATCAGGTCGGGGTAAGGGGTAAATGGCGACTCGCAAACAAAAGGCACTTTTTCGATAGGCACTTCTGAAAAATCCGCAAAAAATTAAAAAGGCAATTTTAGGGCTTGACATTATTCTCAAAACGCGATACAATAATAACGCGATAACAAGGAGGTAATTCCATGAACGAAAAAGAGATTGTCACCGCTGCCATGAAAACCCTCGGTTGGAACCAGACCCAGCTTGCCGAAGCAGTTGGCTACAAAACACAATCCGCAGTTAGTAGCCGCCTGACCGGAAACAGCATGAGGGTAGATACCTTCGTAAAAATGCTCTCTGCTATGGGTTATGAGGTTGTGGTCAAAAGCACTTCCCCGCAGAAAAACAAGAACCAGTGGACGATTTCGTATGATTGAGGTAGTCTCAGTTTGAGACCCCAAGTGGAAAACCAGTTCAAATCAATTTGATTTGGACTAAGAAAGGAGTTCGAGATGAATAATACTCTATCTATCAATTTCACATTCAACGAATCACAGGTCAGAACCCTTAGTGAAGGAGAAGTTATTTGGTTTGTCGCCAAAGATGTAGCCACTATTCTCGGTCACGCAAATCCCGAAAGAGCTATCCGCAAATATGTCGATGAGGAAGATCGAGGGGTGACCGAATTGGTCACCCCCCGGAGGAATACAGAATGTTACCATCATTAGCGAATACGGTGTCTATTCTCTCATTCTGTCAAGCCATACCGAAGAAGCTAAAAAGTTCAAACATTGGGTCACTCATGAGGTGCTTCCCTCTATTCGCAAACAGGGTTTCTATTCCGTTCTTCCCGATCAGGAGCTTATCGACCTTCTTGTGAAGCGCCAGAGCGAGAACCCGACCTTCCTTCGAGAAGCAGCCGTTGACTTAAAGTCTAAGAAAGCTCTGGAACAGCTTGCTCAAGACGCACAGCTTAGAGAATTGTGGAAACAGAGAGCTGAACTCCCTCTCGGTGAGTATAAGAGCAGACTCGATGTTATTTGCAATGGCAACTTCACCCTTCTCAACAAGGAAACCAAGAAATACGAGAAATGGTACACCGCTTTTAAGGCTCGGAAAGTAGATTATAGCTTGTAAGCTATTAGAGTGTATAAACTCTCTATATATGCGCGTACTAAGAGAAAGTTATATAACTCAATAGCTCGTAAGCTATTATGGAAAGGAGAACGACATGACAGTAAAAGAAATCGTCTATCTGCTGTCTACGAAGCAGGGATTGACCCAAGATGACTTAGCCAATAAAATAGGCTATACCAATCAAGGGAGTGTCGCTCGTCCTCTTTCCCGTAATAGTGGAATGACCATGCAAGTTGGCACACTCATTCGCTGGTTGGAGGCTTTGGACGCTCAAATCGTCATTGAACCTCTTGACGGTGATGACGGGTATGTTTTGGACGGGGAGAAAGAGTTATGAGATGGGGATATGGTCGAGTCAGTTCTAAAGGACAACGGCTCTATGGTATGTCGCTTGAAGACCAACTTGAAAGGCTGCTGGCTCAGGGTATCGCCCAAGAGAATATTCTACTGGACACCTACACTGGCACGAAGATCGACAGGCCGAAGTTCAATGAAGTCCTCTCTAAGCTGAAACCCGGTGATGAATTAGTGGTGTGCAAGCTCGACCGCTTTGCCCGTACTGCTCCCGAAGGAGCTATGTTGGTTCGTGACTTGGTGGAACGAGGTATCAAGGTCAACATTCTCAACATGGGCGTTGCGGACAATACCCCGATGGGAAAAGTCATGGTCACAGTCATGCTTGCGTTTGCCGAGTACGAGCGAGATATGATCGTTGAAAGAACCAGCATGGGTAAGGCCATGAAGCGTGAACATGACTCCGATTGGCGGGAAGGTCGCAAATCAAAAGAAATTGACAACGAGCAGTTTGAAAAACTCGCTCAAAAACAAAAAGACGGTCTTATTACCGTAGCGGACTGCTGCCGGGAACTCGGCATTAGTCGGTCTACATGGTATGACCGGGTAAGAAAGGCTGGTTGATCGTGAAGAAAGAAATTAGTCCTCAGAAAAAGAGAGTGGTTTATCTCCTGTGCGGTATCATTATTGCGATAACTATTTTTTCTTGTGTTGCCATTTTGATGTTACCCCCAATGGAGTCTTCCCCCGCCGAGTCTGAGCCTCAGACTTCCGAGGAAACCTCGGCAGTTGGTACTGCTACTTTTGATGAAATTTATCAAGCCTATAAGGAAAACGAGCTGGTAGCAGATGATTTATACCGGTATAACCGTTATCGAGTGACGGCGAAAATTAACGGAATGACCAATGACGGGTTGTTTAATCTAACAGGTGGTGCAACGCTGACTCTGGAAACAAAGGTCGATAACACTATCGTCTTCTTTTATGCCGAGTTCGAGAAAGAGCAAGAGGAAAATCTAAAGACAGTCAAAGTTGGAGATACTATCACTTTTGAAGGTAAGTGTCTTAATGCCGGGAATTGGTCGGAATGTGAGTTGGTTGTAGAATGAAATTTTTTCTCAATATCATCGGGTATTTCGTGACAATTTGCTTGATTCTTCTGGTTCTGGCGTTTGTGATACCGAAAATTCTATAATCGGCTTCTGCAAGGGCAGGAGTGACAGCCATAACGGGCTATCTGTGTAGAAATACACGGGTAGCTCGTTTTTTTTTTGTTGGAAAGGAAATGCACATGAATTATGAAAAACTCTCCGGCTCTATCCGAGCCGTGATCGACCGCCGACCGGGAGATAACGGGGCGTACAGCGACCTTTTTTCTCTGTGCCGGGAGTGGGAAACTAAGGATTTCTCGGCGGCACATAAGGTGAACAAGGAGCTGCTGGCACTCTCCGCGGATCAGGTAGTCCGTGGCGGTGGGGCGAAGTTCTATGAACAGTGGCGGCGGTGTCTTCTCTTTGAAGCACCCCATGATTTTGATTCCTTCATGACTTATATCGAACTCGACCGCAAGCCGGAAAAGCGGTTTTATGCACCCCGCAAGCACTATCTCAGACCGATGGTACAGGGGTTTCAAGATGTTCTGGACGGGAAGCTGCGCCTTTTGACGATCTCCATGCCGAAACGAGCGGGAAAGTCTCAAACGGGTATCAATTTTGTGAATATGATCTCCGGCAAGTTCCCTGACCGCTCGACCCTGATGGAAGGGACAGGCGATGACCTTGTAAAGAGCTTCTACAACGGCTGTCTGGAATACCTGACAGTTCCTAACGAGTATCTGTTCTACGATGTATTCCCGGACGCACGGCTGGTACAGACCAATGCCGACACGAAGACGGCGAACCTGAAAAGCAAGTCCCGTTTCCCCACCATCATGTGTCGTTCCATTGACGCTCGACAGGTGGGCTTGTCCGAAGCCACCAATGTCCTCTACCTTGATGACTGTGTGGAAGGTCGTGAGGAAGCGAAGAACCGCCAGCGGCTTGATGACAAGTGGGAAGTGATTTCCGGCGATATTATGGGTCGTGCCATTGAAGGTACGCCGATGGTCTTTACCGGCACTCGCTATTCCCTGTATGACCCCATCGGTCGTGTGCAGGAACACGCACAGCGGGAGGGCTGGGCTTGGAGAGCGATTGAGATACCCGCTCTCGATCTTGTGACGGACGAGAGCAATTATGAGTACGAGCGGGAGGGCAAGAAGGTCTTCACCACCGCCTATTTCCGGGAGCAGCGGGAGCTTCTGAGCGCAGAGCAGTTTGAGAGCGAGTTCCAGCAACAGCCCTTTGAAGCGAAGGGTCTGCTGTTCAACAAGGACGAGCTGAACTACTTCTTCGAGCTGCCGAAAGACCGTGACCCGGACACCATCATCGCCGTTGGCGATACGGCGGAAAGTGGCTCTGACTCGACCTCTATGCCGGTGGCGATGATATACGGCAATGCTGTGTATATCGTTGATGTGGTCTTTGATGACTCCCCCGCTGAGGTGACGAAGCCGGAATGTGCCAAGTGCCTGATCGACAACAGGGTCGCTTCTGCTGTCTTTGAGTCCAACAACGCCGGTCAATATTACGCCAGAGATGTTGACCAGATTATTCGTGAGCGTGGGTACTCTGTTGGTATCCGCACGAAGCGCACGATCTCCAACAAGCAGACCCGTATCGAGTTCGCTTCCGACAACATCAAGAAGAACTTCTACTTCAAGCACCCCTCCACCTACAAGCGGGGCAGTC